CGTCGATACCAAACTCGCTGTGCTTCTCGCAGACCTTGGCCTGCCACCGAATCTCAGAGCCGTTCAGCTCGAAGCTGTCCTCGTGCCAAAGCTGGCTGTCCACGCACATCTCCGTACGGAATCCACGCATTACTGATCACCTCCCTCATAGTCCACCACGTAGCCGTTATACACGAAGTGCTCTGCCGCCATGGCAGCGTCCAGAATCCGATCTGCATACTCGGCAGCCTCCTCCGGGCTCTTGATTCCGAGGGAGGCCCACTGGACACCCATCTTCACCGGGGTACCCTGCCGAGCAAAGTTGCAGTTGTGGATCTGGATGCCGTCCTCCGCAGAGAACTGCGCCTGAAGTGCATCCAGCGCTTCGCCGTACACCTTCCAGTTGACCTTCTTCATAGATCAGCCCTCCTCAATTTGCCTTAATCAGAATGCCGTTGTCCAATGCGAACCACACACCATCGTCCTTCTGCACGGTCTTGCAGCCCTGTGCCCGGAGCAGCTCCCGCATCTTCGACAGCTGGTGCTCGGTGCACTGCATCCAGAAGAATCCGGCGAAGTTGAACCACTCGCTGCTCTGGATATTGACGTGCTGGGCTTCCGCATAAATGCGGTTGAATGCGCTTGTTTTCATAGATCAGCCTTCCTTTACCAGTTCATAGTGTTTGATGCTGCCGTCCACGAATCTCCGGCCCTGCAGGATCTCCACGCTCTGGAGCAGGAACTCGAGGTGGGCCATATCGATGACCCCGCAGGAGCCGGGGTCACGGAGCAGCTGCTCGGCCAGCGCGTCCTGCATCTTGACGGTGTAGCAGGTCTCCCCGACGATCTTCTCGCCGTTCTCGATCTCTGCGGTGTCGTAAGTGATGTTCAGCTTCTTCATGGTCACCATTCTCCTTTCGCAGCTGCCTGGGCGATTGCCCGTTCTTCCTTCTCTTCGTCGAATGCCGCAGCGAACATCTGCAGCGCCTGGGTCTTGGTGATGGGCCCGAACTCCTTCACGAAGTAGCTGAAAGTCCGCTCATCCCAGCACTCGACGTAGCCATCGCCGCCCTTGGTATAGTTTGCCTTGGCCAGTGCGATGAACTCCTCGTAGGTCAATGCACGCTCTTTCATGGTTCAGTCCTCCTCGTTCGTGTACTCGTCGGTGTCCCGGCTGGACTCGCCCATCAGGAACACCCGATGCTTGTTGTTGTCATCCCGCAGCCAGTCACCGCCCAGAGCAGTGATGGTGAAGAGCATCCCCTGATACTGCCCAGCGGCAGCCACCCGAGTACTGTCGTCCAAGTCCTGCCGGTGCATGAGGCCCCACTGAGTATCCAGCCCGAGGGTTACGGTGCCCAGGTGGCGGCGCAGTTCGTCTTTCTTCATGGTTCAATCCTCCTTCTTAGCAGCAAACCGTGGATTCATTGATGCGGATGAACTTCCCGTAGCTCTTGGCCAGCCGGTTGGCGCAGACGTAATTGTACACGTCCAAACGATTTCTGAACTGGGGCTCCCGATCGGTGAACACCAGAGTGGCGTTCCTGAACACGACCTCAAACCTCGTATAGCAAGCCTTCATTTTTCGTTTTCCTCCGTTATTTTTTATCCCGGAACCCTTCCGGTGGCTGTATGTTACCTCTGCGCAAGCACAAAGTCAAGTTGTTTTTGATTTATTTTTTAATTTCTTTTTGTTGTTGACTTTTGCCCCGGCAAGTCATATCCTTGTGGCAGAAAGGAGTGACCCAAGATGACCACATCAAGCCGAGTAAAGGCTCTTCTGGAGCTGACCGAGACCGACCAGAGCACCTTCGCCGCCGCTTTCGGGATGACCACCCCGCAGGCCATGAACAACAAGCTGAGACGGGACAGCTGGTCGGCCAGAGACCTCGCCAAGGCCGCCGCCCTCTGCGGCGCAAAGCTGGCGTTCATCCTCCCGGACGGCTCCCAGCTTATCCTCGCACCGGACGAGGAGTGACCGCTACACCACAAAACGCCCCGCGCTGAAGAGGACAAACCTCCCGGCGCGGGGCATTTTGCTTGCATACGGTTGCAACAAAATTCTAGTCGATTGCAACATTCAGTGCAATACAAACTTTGTAGTCACGAAAAAGTGAGTGTTCGTGCGGGTTTTGGGGCCAAAACATACAATGTCTACTCAAGCCCTATATAAAGACCCTGAATAGAAGAAAATAAGAATACATACACGCGAGGGCACGCTTGATGCCCGCCCGCGTAGGGTTTATAGGAATTTCTGTATGCTTTGTTTCAGGTATGCAGCGCTCAAGTCATAACGTTTTAGGCCCCTGGTTTGTGATACGATAACACCAGATTACACCACGCGCCCGGTGTACAAGCGGCGCAGAGGGCACCGCGACCGGCAGCGCGAAACATCTGCTGTACGCCCTCCGGGAGGTAAAACCATGAAACGTGAGGATTTGAGAGCCATCGAGGGTCTGACCGAGGAGCAGATCAACGAGATCATGCGCCTGCACGGGCAGGACGCAGCCACCTACCAGGCCACGGTACAGGGCCTGCAGGCGCAGCTGGCCACCGCCCAGCAGGGACTGGCCGCCTTTGAGGGCGTGGATGTCAACGACCTGCGCAGTCAGATCACCAACCTGACGAACCAGCTGAACACCCAGGCTGCCGAGTACGCATTCAACAACGTGCTGCGCAGCGCTGCCCGGGAGGCAGGCGCTCTGGACGAGGCGGACGTGATCCAGCTGCTGCCGGACAGAGCTACACTGCGTGAGAGCAAGAATCAGGCGGAGGATGTCAAACAGGCATTCGCTGATCTCAAATCCCGCAAGCCGTACCTCTTCCAGCAGGGCTCCCCCGCCCCGCAGGATGGCGGCTCCGAACCGCAGCCGGGCAACGAGCCCCAGGGCAACCCGATCATCGTCCCGAAGCCCCGCAGCCAGGGTGGCAGTGCACAGCCCACCCTGCAGGAGTTTCTCCAGATGACCGGTGCCGAGCGCATGGCCCTGCGCACCCGTAACCCGGCACTTTTCCAGCAGCTCTCCACACTGGTGAGGGCTGCACGACACTAACGAGGTAATGAGATATGCCTATCACCGGCACTTTTGGCGGCTTCCCGTTTGACCCCGAGGTCTATCAGGGCTTCGTAGATCAGGAGGCTACCTTCTCCGATTCCATCCTTGCATCCGGCATTCTGGCCAACGACCAGAGCATGGCCTCCGCCCTGGACAACGGCGGCGTGCAGGGTACCATCCGCTTTTACAATCCCCTCGACCCCGATCAGGACGCTCCTCTGGTGCGCGACGGCGTGGCCGACAACGTGCCCACCGAGATCTCCGGCGGCAAGCAGAGCTGGATTCGTATCGACCGCATGAAGGCCTGGAAAGCCACCGAGCTGACCCGTGAGCTGACCGCGGCTGATCCTATGGCTGCTGTGGCCCGCAACACTGGCCGCTACTGGCGCATGTACAAGCAGGGCCTGCTGGTCAAGCTGGTCAACGCCGCCCTGGGCGTTACCGGTCTGGAGAACCACTCTCTGACCGTCAAGACCGGCGGCGTGACCGCAAACCAGCTGATCGACGTGCAGCAGAGTGCCCTGGGCGATTTCTCCGGTAAGTTCGGCCTGCTGGTGGTGCACTCCAAGATCATGGCCGAGTATAAGAAGCTGGGCCTGCTGAACTACAACAAGTACACCATCACCAACGTGCTGGAGAAGGAAGTCAGCCTGCCCACCATCAACGGCCTGGTCGTCATCGAGAACGACCGCGGCACCGATGACGGCACCAACTACAACACTTTCCTGCTGGGTCAGGGTTCCGTTCTGACCGCAAACCCCAAGGTCATCTCCCCGGACACCACCGAGTACGATGCAGCCAAGGCAGGCGGTACGGACATCCTGTACAACAACCGCGCCTTCATCCTGCACCCCAACGGTCTGAGCTTCGACGCGGATAATATCACCAAGGAGACCCCCACTGACGCAGAGTTCACCACTTCCACCAACTGGAAGTTGAAGTTTGACCACAAGAACGTCCGCATGGGTAAGATTACCATTCCCAAGGCGAACTTTGCCGAGGCGTAACCTATGGACAGCTGGCTGACCTACTCCGATTTCAAGGAGAAGTACCCAGACAGCAGTCTGACTGAGCCGCAGTTCACGCCACTGGCCATCGACGCGGCGCTCTTCATCGAGAACGCTACACGTTGGTGCGCCAGTATCGCAGCTGAGCCGGAGCAGACAGAACTTCTGGCCCTGTGCCAGGCCCGGCTGGTGGCCCTCTCGGAAGAGGTCAGCGCCAGCTGGGACGGCGTGACCAGCGTCAGCAACCACGGATACACGGAGAGCTATGCCTCCGGGATGGATATGCAATCCTACCTCGGTGCACGGCAGCAGCAGATCGTGGAGCAGACCCTGAGCGCCCCGGTCACTCGCTGGATGCTGTACCAGGGCGGCGTGTACCACCCGCCCCGCAGACGCTGAAGGGAGGCCGACCGATGCGAAAACCTCTCGGCGCAGACCAGACTGTCACCATCACTCACATTATCCGCAAGGGCACTGGGAGCGAGAGCTACACCACAGTACTGTCCGGTGTCAGCTGTCGTGAAGTCAGCAGCGCTCACGTAGAGACCCCCGGCTTTGCCCGGCAGGAGCAGACTTCGTTCTGCATCTTCCCCGGCCACACCACAGCAGCCCCGGAGGGGGCCGTTGAGAGCCCCAACCCGGCGGGCAGCACGTTCCTCGCCCCCGAGGCATTCAAGGCCGCAGAGGCCGCGCTCCGGGGCCGTCGGTGGACAGTAGCGCTGGAGGACAAGGTGCTTCTGCCGAGCGGGCGCACCGGGACGGTAACATGCGTCCAGGACAACCGCAGCGGACGCTGCCCTCACTGGTATGTGGAGGTGAGCTGATGGCCAACCCTCTGCTGAAAATCAACCAGCCCGCAGATGTCAAGCTGGGGCAGAAGGGCAACCTGAACCTCGGCATCTGCTGGAAAGCAGACCTCGCCGGGCAGTACACAGAAGCCTTTGAACGCCTCCAGAAAGAGGCCGATGGTGAGTTTGTCCGGCTGGTAAAACCGTACATTCCCCTGCGCACCGGCGCTCTGGCAGGCAGCACGAACGATCACACAGTTCTCGGCAGTGGGCAGATCGTGCAGGCCACGCCCTACGCCGCCGCTCAGTACTACCGGCTGCCCTGTGGCCGGGGCGTGCGGGAGGACGGACGAGGCCCCCACTGGGGCGAACGCTGCGTCGATGACCACGGGCAGGAGTTCATCTCCTTTGTCAAGGCCAGAGCGCAGAAGGAGCTGAAATGAACGAAACCAAGACCCCCGACATTCAGGCCATGCTGGAATGGCTGGCCTCCTGCCCGCTTGCCGCCTCTCTGAACGACGGCGATGTGGCGTTCTCCATCGACTATCTGGGCGCAGAGCCCTGTCAGTTCTCCCTGGAGAGCACCCCGACCGCGCCGATTCTGGAGCAGTACATCAGGGGCAGCTTGAGGGCCAAGAACTACGTCTTGGCTTCTCGGATGAGCTACACCCAGAACGTGGTGGAGCAGGCCGCGAACAGCTCCTTCTGGGACGACTTTGCCGACTGGGTGGAGACGCAGACCTCCGCGCAGAACCTGCCCAAGTTGGCAGGTGATAAAAAGGCTGAAGCCGTGGTGTGCCTTTCCCCGGGGTACATTCTGACTCAGGATGCCAACACCTGCCGATTCCAAATCCAGCTTCAACTTCAATACTATCAGGAAGGGAGATAACCCTATGACTGTTTCCGAAACCCTGGCCGCGCTCAAGACCAAGAAGGGCATCGTGC